AAGAGCAAAATGGATTGCAAGATTACAACAATCAACTGAATTAGGTCTTGGTGGAACTCCAAGAACAGCTCTTTCATTACCAAGAATGGGGTTTGAAATGACCTCTTTAGAATATGATGCAACTAGAAAATTATCTAAAAAAACTCAATATAAGAAAGCTAAATCTTCTGATCCAACAAGAATGCAATATCAATACGCTCCCGCTCCATATAATATTGGTTTTAGTTTAAGTGCATTAGTAAAAAATACTGATGATGGATTACAAATTATAGAACAAATTATGCCATATTTCACACCAGATTATACAGTTACAATTCATACTGTTCCTGATATGAATGAGACAAGAGATATTCCTGTTATTTTACAAAGTGTAACTCAAGCAGATGAATATGAAGGTGATTTTATCACTAGACGAGTTTTACGATATGATTTAGAATTTGTTATGAAAAACTATATCTACGGACCTGTTAGAGATTCAGAAATTATTAGAACGGTTAAAGCTAGAACTTATATGGAATCTGGTTCAGGAGATATCACAAATACGGCTGCAGCTGGTAGAGTTGTTGAACAAGTTGTAACTCCTAATCCACCTGATGCCGATCCAGATGATACATTTACATATAATGAAACGACAGATTTCTTTGATCAACCTACGGTAACATATTCAGACGATAAATCTAGCGATCCTAAATAGTTATAAATAGTTATTATGACTAGTAAAGTTGATGAAAAATTAGACCAACTTCTTGATATTCAAGGAGAAATTGTAGAAGTCGAAAAGAATCTACCAACCATAATACAGAATAATGATAAAAGTCAAGAACAAGATTCAGACTATAAGTATAGTCGCGAAGTGTTTTATGGACTTGTAGAGCGAGGACAAGACGCTATAGAGGGGATTCTAGACATTGCTAAAGAATCAGAACACCCAAGAGTATATGAAGTTGCAGGCCAGTTAATTAAAACTGTTAGTGAAACTACAGAAAAATTAATGGATTTACAAGCCAAAATGAAAGAATTAGATAAAGACAATACTATGCCGAATAAGGTTCAAAATAATCTTTTTGTCGGCTCATCAACAGAATTACAAAGACTATTAAAGAATCATGCACAAAAATGAAGGTTATCTCGGAAACATTAATGTCAAAAGAGCTGGCGTTGAATCTGAATGGACTGAAGAACAAGTATTAGAATATAAAAAATGTATGGAAAATCCCATATATTTTATAGAAACTTATATTAAAATTATATCTCTTGATGAGGGGTTAGTTTCTTTTAAACTTTATGATTATCAACGAGAACTTATAGATCATTTTGACGAAAATAGATTTAGTGTTATATTAGCATGTAGACAATCTGGTAAATCAATTACAACTTGTGCTTTTCTTATTTGGTATTTACTCTTTCAACCTGAACAAACAATAGCTATTCTTGCTAACAAAGGTTCTATAGCAAGAGAGATGTTAGCAAGAATAACTACTATGTTGGAGCATGTTCCCTTTTTCTTACAACCAGGTACAAAAGTATTGAATAGAGGTTCAATAGAATTTGAAAATGAAAGTAGAATTATTGCTTCTGCGACAGGAGCTAATTCAATTCGTGGTTTATCTGTAAATTTACTATATCTTGATGAGTTTGCATTCGTAGAAAACGCAGAACAGTTTTATACATCAACATATCCAGTTATTACATCAGGTGGAAAATCTAAAGTTATTATAACATCTACAGCTAACGGTATAGGTAATATGTATCATAAACTCTATGAAGGAGCTGTACAAGAAAAAAATGAATATAAAGATTTTAGAGTTAATTGGTATGATGTTCCTGGTAGAGATGAAGATTGGAAGGCAACAACTATTGCAAACACTTCTGAACTACAATTTGAACAAGAATTCGGTAATTCATTCTTAGGAACAGGCAATACTTTGATTAATGCTAATACATTATTAGGATTACAAGGACATGACCCAATTTGGACAAAAGAGCATGTATATTTGTATGAAGAACCTAAAAAAGATCATATCTATATTATGACTGTAGACACAGCTAAGGGCAGAGGCCAAGATTTTTCAACATTTTCTATATTTGATATAACAGAGAAACCATTTAAACAAGTAGGAATATATAGAGATAATATGATATCTCCCTTGTTATTTCCTGATATTATACATCAATTTGCTGAAATGTACAACAAAGCTTTAGTTATCATAGAGAATAATGATTCAGGACAAATTGTATGTAATCAACTATTTTATGATATAGAATACGAAAATGTATTTACACAATCATCTGTTAAATCGTCTGGAATTGGTGTTACAATGACGAAGAAAACTAAACAGATAGGTTGTTCGACACTTAAAGAAGTTATGGAAGAAAAAAAACTACAAGTAATAGACAAATTTACAATTAATGAATTAGTAACCTTTGTATCAAAGGGACAATCATGGGCTGCAGACGGTGGTAATCATGATGATTTAGTAATGAATTTAGTATTATTTTCTTGGTTCATAACAACACCTTTCTTTCAAAGTTTAACAGATTTAGAATTAAAGAAATTATTATATGATGAACAGCAAAAAATGATTGAAGATGACATGGTACCTGCTGGAATTTTCTCAAAACCTACTGATGAGCCTGACGTTTATGTAGAAGGTGGAGATGTTTGGACCGTTGTTAAGGATGCTAAGATATACTAAATTATAAATACTGTTTAATGATAAGAATAATCTTATCATATAAATTTATTTTTATTTCGAAATAAAAATTTAAAAAGGAGATAAAATTATGGCATTTCAAGTTTCGCCAGGAGTACTGGTTCAAGAAATAGATGCTACTAATGTTATTCCTGCGGTATCAAGTTCTACTGGAGCTTATGTTGGGCACTTCCCTTGGGGACCTGCCGAACAAGTTCAAACAGTAAGTTCCGGAAAAGACCTTGTTGACCAATTCGGGGAACCAGCGTCTACAGATGTCGCAGCAGAGTATTTTTACCCTGCAGCTATGTTTTTAGATTATGGTATTGACTTAAAGGTAGTTCGTGTAGCAACAACTAGTATGGTAAATGCTACTACAACATCTGGACAAAGTTTATTAATTAAAAACTTAACTCATTATCGTGCAAACTATAATGATGGTTCTGCAAACGTCGGTGAATACGGCGCAAGATATGCAGGTGTTTTAGGTAATAGTTTAAAGATTAGTTCTTGTGGTGGTGCTGATGCATATGCAAAAGCTGCAACTACTACAACTAATTCAACTGCATCCATAGGAGGAAGTACAATTCCTGTTACTTTAGGAGAGAAATTTGTTGTTGGTGATATAATCACAGCGATTGGTTCTGATACTACAAGATACAAAGTCACAGCGATTGCTTTTGACTCTGGATCAACTGGTGCAGGTGATCTTACTATTGAACAAGAAGATGATTCTACTCAAAAATTAGCAGCAGATGTTACTAGTGGTGCTAGTATATCTAGAGAGTGGGAATATGCTCAACAGTTCAACGGAGCACCTGGAACATCAACCTTTACGGCTGGTCGTTCTTCAGCTGGTGCAACTGATGAATTACATATTGTAGTTATTGATGAAGATGGTTTAATATCTGGGGTTGTGGGAACAATTTTAGAAAAATATGAATCTGTCTCAAAAGCTGCTGATGCAAAAGACGAATTTGGCGCAACAAATTACTATGTGACTGTTATTGAAAACACTAGTAAATATATCTATTGGTTAGATCATAGTTCTACATGGAGTAATGCTGGGTCAAATGCATCTGGTACTACTTTTGGAACAGGTACAGTACCTGAATTCCGTTCATTTACGAATGGAGCTGATGGTAATCAACCAACTACTGGTCAAAAGATAACAGCGTGGGATACATATTTTGGTAGTGCTGACAATCAAGACGTTTCGTTAATGATTGCAGGTACAACTCAAGCCGATAATGGATCGGGAACGGCAGTTGCAACGAGAGCCGAAGCAACTAGCTATTATAATCAATTAATGAATATCGCTCAAGACAGAAAAGATTGTGTCGTGCTCTTTTCTCCCATAAAAGCAGATGTTGTGGATTCCGGAACTTCCGGAGCTCAAAACATTGTTAATTGGGTAGACGGTTATTCAGCTGCTAATGACGGGACTCCCGACATAGCAACATTAAATTCTAGTTCATATGCTATCATGGATAGCAATTGGCTATATATTTACGACAGGTACAATGACAGATATGCATATGTACCAGCAAACGGAGCCACAGCAGGATTGTGTGCTAGAACTGATTATTCACATGACAGTTGGTATTCTCCAGCTGGATATAATCGGGGTCAAATATTTGGTGTAACTAAGTTGGCTTTCAATCCAACTAAGGCTAACAGAGACCTTCTTTATAGGTCTAAAATTAATCCTATTGTTACATTTCCAGGACAAGGAACATTGTTGTTTGGTGATAAAACACTAGCAGCTGCTGACGGTAGTGCATTCAGTAGAATCAATGTTCGTAGATTGTTCATTACTTTAGAGAAAGCAATATCTACTGCAGCTAAATTTCAGTTGTTTGAATTTAACGATTCATTTACAAGAGCGAATTTTAGAGCAGCGATTGAACCTTTCTTGAGACAAGTACAAGGTCGTAAAGGAATTTACGATTTTAAAGTTATTTGTGACGAAACAAATAATGACTCAGCTGTTGTTGATGCAAATCAATTCGTAGCAAGTATCTTTGTGAAACCTGCTCGAAGTATCAACTTCATAACATTAACTTTTGTAGCCTCTAGATCAGGCGTAGACTTTGAAGAAGTTTACGGTGGAACTGGAATTTCAGCTCAAGAATCAAGCGTATAAGGAGGTAAAAAATGGCAACAATTAATCAATTTAAAGCTAACCTCGTTGGCGCTGGACCAAGGAATAATAGATTTGAAGTCTTTATCCCTAGAGCTGGTAATAAAATTCAGTTTCTTTGTAAAACTGCCAGTTTACCTGGTCAAGCTATTGAAGCACAAGATATCAAGTATAAAGGAATGACAATTAAGTTAGCCGGAGACAGAACCTTTGAAAACTGGACAGTTGGTGTTTATAATGACACAGATTTTTCAGTTAGAAATGGTATTGAAGAATGGATGGCAGATATTGTTCCTGTTGATATGAGTACAGGTCCTATAGGATTTGAATATATGATTGATAGGGCTACTGTTTCTCAATTAGGTAGGGACGATTCAGTAATAGCTACATATGAATTTTTCAATATGTGGCCTGTTAGTGTAGGAGCTATCGAATTAGATTCAGAAGCGGGAAGTGAACTTGAAGTCTTTGATTGCGAGTTTGCATATTCACACTTTGAAAGAAGTCTATAAACTCCTTTTAAAACGAGTATAAATATATAATATGGAACTATTTGGATACGAGATCAAGCGGAAGCGGAACGAAACGAAAGCACAAAGTTTTGTTCCTCCTTCCAATGATGGTGCAGTCATTGAGATTGCTAAAGATGGTGGTATGGGTGGCTTTGCAGCCACTGGTGGAGTCATTGGTCAATTTATTGACATGGAAGGTGGAGTTAAAACTGAAGCCGACCTAGTTGCTAGATACAGAACAATGGCTTTGGTACCAGAGTGTGACAGTGCAATTGAAGATATTGTAAATGAATCATTATCTTCAAATGATTTAGATTCTCCGGTAGCTATTAACTTAGATAGAGTTGATAATATACCAGACGGAACTAAAGAGAAGATGCGAGTCGAGTTTGATGAGGTTTTAAACTTATTGGGATTTAGGGAATTATCCCATGACATATACAGAAAATGGTATGTTGATGGAAGATTATATTATCATAAGATGGTTGATAAGAAATTTCCAAAGAAAGGAATTCAAGGCTTACGAGCCATTGACCCACAGAAGATCAGAAAGATCAGAGAGGTCGAGAAAGAACAGGATGAAAAAACTAGAGTTGAATTAGTTAAAGGGATTGAAGAATATTATCTCTTTAATGATGAAGGGTTTGATAAAACTGGTAACAATACAGGTCAAACAATTAGAATTCATCCAGATGCTGTATGTCATGTAACAAGTGGATTACTTGACTACAACAAGACAATGGTAGTTGGTTATTTACATAAAGCCATGAAGGCTACAAACCAACTAAGAATGTTAGAAGATGCTATGGTTATCTATAGGATATCCAGAGCACCTGAAAGAAGAATCTTCTACATTGATGTAGGTAACTTACCTAAAGCGAGAGCTGAACAGTACTTGAAAGAAGTACAAACAAGTTATCGTAATAAGTTAGTGTATAACGCTGACACAGGTGAGATAAAAGATGACAGAAAGCATATGAATATGCTTGAAGATTTCTGGTTACCTAGACGAGAAGGTGGAAGAGGAACAGAGA